TCGAGAAGATTGATAGTTTCCAGGTCTGCAAGAATAGACCATTCTTTAAAGGTCAGTTTATTCATTTATATCTATGAGTTTCCTATTTTTATTTAGATGAATTTTGATTCCCAGAGGTCTTTAAAAACTTTTGAAGTTCAGCTGTTGAACCAAAGAAAACTGCATTATTAGTAACACTGGTTGCAGGATTTCCTTTATCTTCTTTGTGAATATCTTTCATTTTCTTTTGAAGATCTAAAAGTTTATCAGTAGCATCACTTACACTTTTAATTAACTGACCTGCAACTTCATAGGCTCTAGGTGAATCCGATTCTTGTGCAAGTTCTAAAATTCCATCTATAGCTTCTTGTCCCTTTTCGATAATTGAATAATATTGACCTCGTGAATACTCATAATCTTTTTGAATCTGATTGATATCCTGAATAGATGGTTGAATCTTTATTGGTTCAATTTCTACGATTTCCGATTTTGTTGATGTGGCTTCAATATTTAAGGCTTTATCAATATCTTCAAAACTCATACATCTTGACCTTTGGCTGAACTATAAATTTTGCCATCTTCATAATCAAATTGGTATTCACTGAATCCAAAATCATCTTCGGGTTCAATCAATTCATCATCCGCATCATTAATTACATTAACAGAAGCCCCTATTTGATGTTCTGCAATTGTAGTAGAATCTTGAGCTCTATTTACTAAAAGAACATTGCCATCAATTTCTTTAATATACATCGATTCTTCACCAATTTGAATATACGATCCAATTACCAACGGCGTTGCATCGGAAACTTGGAACTTAGTTATATCTGTAGAAATAAATTCTGCAACAGATGTGATTTGATCTGAATTATAATCTTTTAGAGCTCTTGGTTCTGCAATATATCTTAATTGTCTTGAAGCATTTTTTCTATTGGTATTGGTATAATAATCGACCTGTACATTTTTAATGATTGCATCATTTGGACTTCCAGCAGGGCCAAATAAATATGTTTTTGCGGTAAAATCTAAGGTATAAATTAAATTTCTACGAGTCGTATAATCTCCTTCATAATTATCTTCCATTGAGATATTGTTTAAAATAATTGGAATATCTCTTTTTTCTCCGATAGCCGAAATTAAATCCACAGTAATGTTAAAGTTGGGTTGAAAATATGGCAGTATTTGTTCCACTATCTGCAGAGCATCTTCATTTAATTTTGATATAATAGACAGTCTAAAATTTATATTATATGGAACCGGCATAAAAACTTTTACAATGTCGCCAGAAGTTTTATCTACCGACCTAAATGTCTGCATCGTAGAAGATTTTCTTGCGCCATCATATTGGATTCCAGTCATTTCAAATGAAATTCTGGGTAAAGTTATAGATGCTTTTCTTTTTAAATCGGGAACTTGTTCAAGTCTGGCTAAAAACTTCTGAATGGGCCCATAAGCAATGGGTACGGTAATAATACTAAAATCATCTCCAGCATTATCTTTGTGTTTAATTTGAATCCCATTAAACAAAGTGCCAAAAGATATAATAGTTTTTCGCACTATTTCGTGATAGAAATAATTAGATATCATAATACAATTTACTCGGTATTAAGTATTTAGTATTCACCAAAAGGATTCTTTTGACTGAAATCTATAATCAAATCAGCTTCTTCTTCAATCTCTACGTTCTGTGCATATGCATCTAAGAACTCATTATTTTTTATTGATAATACTCTATAGCTGGCTGCGGCTCCTACAATAGATTCTCCCAGAGCAAATATCCCATCTACAACAGAAAGTTTTAGAACTCTATTAAGTGCATCCCAACTCTTAACATATGCAGTCGTTCCAGTTTTTGTTCCAGTCACAACTTCATTATAGTTATATTCCCCAAAAGAAACCGCAGTTGGACTTGAGAATGTAATCGTTGGAGTAAATGTGTATCCTGCACCAACATTTGTGTATCTAACTGCAGCAACAGATCCGTTGGCATTTAAAATTGATATTGCTTTCGCATTGTTAATATTAGAAGAAACTCCAACACCCGATGGAATGAATATTGGAGTGATCGTCACAGTTGGCGCGGTTGAATATCCAACTCCGCCGGTGACAATGCCAATAGGTCCAAGAACCCCTGTGGATATAATTGCGGTAGCGATACCCCCCTGACCTCCCCCGCCACTTATGACGACTGTAGGGGGTGTTGTGTACCCGTATCCAGGATGAGTTAATTGTATTTCTTTAATGAAACTTTGAGGAAGTCCAGAACGAGTTGTCATAATCGCTACAGCAGTAGCAGCCTTTCCTCCTCCAACGGGTGCATAAATCGTAACGGTTGGTGTTGCATTATATCCATAACCTTCACTGATAATGTCAATGTATTGAACAGATTTTGAGTTGGGGGTTGTAGTTGCAAATCCTACTGTAGCTACAGCAACTGCAGCATTAGCAGAAACCATTTGAATAGTATAAATGTTTCCAAGATCTTTAAAGGACTCATTTACCTCAGCTCCAGCCAAATCGACTTCTGGAACATCAATAATTTCATCCTCATATTCAAATCTCTCACATCTCAATTCATAAACATAAAGATTATTGAGTTGGTAAAATGGTTTCTTTCCTTCGACATATTTAATTTCAAATAAAGATTCGTCCAAAGGGAAATATATTAAATCTCCCTCCTGTGGCCTTGTAGCTAATTTCAACTCATCTGCAGGCCATAGTTTTAATAACGGTGAAATAAAGTCATCGTATCTTTCCTTGGAAATGACTAAATTTATTTCATCATTACTTCTGACTCCAAACTTACTTAATAAATCTCCATTACCACCAAATCCTTCCGAATTCATTAAGTATGCTTCAATGCGAAAACTATCATCAAATTTTGATGCAGTGATTTCTTTAATAATTGTATTTTCTCCAATGATCCTTCTTGGTAGATATAAGACATCTTGTCCATACATCTTAAGTTGTTCATTGATTAGATCTTGAATAAGTCTTTGCTCACTCGGCGATCCTTGTAGAAAATAAGAATTGAGTGGTGACATATTAACCTATGAGATCCATTGGTGGTAATTCGTATTCATTTTTAAGTTGTTGTTCTAATTTTTCAACTTCAGAAACTCCGTCATCATACAACTGTCTGCCATTAAGTTGAACTCCTCCGGGAAGAAGAACTCCTTGAAACTTGATCATATTCTGACCCCACTGTTTCTTAATCAGAGCAGTAAGATATTTTTTTAACCACCAATCATTATATAATCTTGGAGCATTCGCAGGATCCACAACTCTGTAACAATCAATTATAATGTACTGATCTGCAGGAACTTGTCTCCAATCTATATCTAGATATAGTTTATGATTAAGTTTATTGAATCTAACTTGTGCAGTAGGATTTAAAAGAAAGTCAAGATCTTCTAAGTATCTTTTAACCATTGCATAATTCAAAAGATCCAATGCGCCATAATAGTAAACATCATTTAAGAAAATTTGATATTTAATATTAAAGAGTCCATCGGAAACGGAAGAAGCGTTGATTTTGAGAACATTGTTTACTCCGATGATACTATCTGGCAGGGGTAGATAGTTCACTCCTTCGACATATGTAGCAGAAGTCAACCCTGCACCAACAACGACCGGAGACGTGGTTGCAGACCCTACTGGCGCTGATTGGGATACAGTATCTTTACCTGCAGAAGTAAGTTTATGTTTTAAAAATACACGTTCAATGCCATCATAATGTCTTTCATAAAAATATTGAATTGCATCATCTACGAGATTGTCGATCTGATCTTCATCAACATTAATCTCTAAGACGGGTTTCCCCAACTGACGAAGACAATACTCTATCAACTCTTTCCTGCTGTTAGGTGATGCCATACATATTAAATTACTTTATAATTAGAATATAAAAATATTTATCTCTACAAATTTCTGTTTTATTAATATGATACTTCTTACTGGTTCGGCTGGGTTTATTGGAAAAAAATTTCTTGAGAATATTACGGATCCAGTAATGGAATTGGAAAAGAATAATGCATATAAATTTATAAGTGGATTTGATAAATGGGATCAAGTGTCTCTAATTATTCATCAAGGGGCTATTTCTTCAACTACTGAAAAAAATATATCAACCTTACATCATTACAATGTTGCTTTTAGTTTATTCTTATTTCAAAAAGCAATAGAGTATCAGATTCCAGTTAAATATGCATCATCTGCATCGGTGTATGGAAATACAAAAGATCAGATGAACCCATTAAACTATTATGCGATTACAAAACTACAAGTAGATTATTTCGTTCAAGATAACATAGATAAATTTTCAAGTATTCAAGGATTTAGATACTTTAATGTTTATGGGGAAGGAGAAGATCATAAAGGAGATCAATCCAGTCCTATAAGTAAATTCACAAAACAAATAAAAGATACTGGTAAATTGCAACTATTCAAAGGTTCTGATAAATTTTTGAGAGACTTTGTTTGTGTTGATGATGTTGTCGATGTTGTATTGAATAACAATGTCTTATCCGGAATTTATGATCTTGGGACGGGATCTCCAGTATCTTTTCAAGAAGTTGCAGAACTTGTCGCAGAAAATCAAAAAGGGGAAATCGAATATATCGACTTCCCCGACCATTTAAAAGGTAAATATCAAGATTATACTTGTGCTGATATGAGTTGGATTGGTAATTATAAGTTCAAAACAGTTAAAGAATATCTTAATCACCTTTAATTATTCTAATACTATCACTGTCAAAATGTTGTGTAGAGAATTCAAATAATTCAGTATCCTCTAATGCTGTCATTTGATGTCTCATGCCTCGTGTAATATGAAACCTATCGCCTTTTTCTAGAATGAGTTCATCCGAAAATGTTAAATCGTCTTCTTCACTATACCGAAGTAGAATTTTACCAGATTGAATATAAAATGTTTCGTCTTTTAAGTGGTGGTAGTGCCACGAACACCGTTTACCTTTTACAAAATATAGGAGTTTTCCACAATACTCTTCTTTATTCACAATCCATTTTTCAAATCCCCACCCCTTAGGGACTAGTTTAATTGAAGAAGTCATGATCAGTTATTGATTTATCATCTATGTATATGTCTGCTGAGGGTTTCCCTAGGGTAAGTTGGTGATATTTGCATCCCCAAATATCCAATTGCATTTTGGTAAGATTGTAAAATTTATCTCTTGCTTTTTCTGCATCATCATTATATCTACCCATTCCACGAGCAGTAAAATATTTAATCGTATGTCCTTCATCATATAAAGAATTAATCTTTTCAATTCTTTCTGGAATTGGAGTGCTTCCCTCATACTTACAAGAAGAACAATCTCCATTGATACAAATTGTACCATCAATATCAACCACATAAACTTTTGACATCTTCCTCCTTTAATACATAGGTTCCTGAATTTTGAACTGCTATGGCAGCTGCTTTATTGCCAAGCATAAGTGCCTTATCTATATTATCATACTTTAGATATCCATACACTAGAGCAGCAAGAAAAGTATCTCCTGCTCCTACAACATCATATACCTTCACTTTTTCTGCTGGATATAAAGTGTCTTGATAGATACATCCATCAGATCCCTTTGTAATAATTAAATTTTCAATATTACAATTTAAATCTAGTTTATTATATTCATACTCATTAATTTTAATGAAACAATTTTTTTTGTTTGGAAGAAATGTTTTTTTACTATCAATAAAAACTGGGCAGGTTGTTTGATCAACAATTTCAAATAACTTTTGTTCGGTTAAATACCCCTTATTATAATCAGAGATAACAACAGCATCAAAATTATTTGTTGATTAGATTTTTCGTCAATAAATCTAGTCTTAACTAATTTTTCTGAGTTAGTTAAAAACGTAATATCAATATCAAAGACTTGC